AGAGCAATCAGTGCAATAATTAAAAAACTTCCCCATACAAGCAGCCTATAATGAACCGACACTATCTACTACTCTACTGTCTAGGTGTGTACTTGATGTTTACTATAACAGAAGTGCTTCTCATGAACCATGCAGAAGATCATGAGGACACAAAAGTAGAGTTGAAAAAACTGAGAGATAGATACAAAATTGATGATCCAGAAGATCTCATTGAAGATAGAGTTGTGGACACAGGATTCTCTTTCCCACCTTTGGACCCAAAGGTGCCAGAAAGGAATACTAGGGATGCTACTACAAATGTCCCGTCAACTGCTAATTCACAAGGGATTGAGTCACTCTCTTGTGAAGATTTTGAGAAAGCTAATTGCATCATCAAAGGCACAAGTGATTTCAATGCTCATTATCAGATAAAGAGTTCTAACTCAGTTCTTGCCTGCATAACAGATTCTGAAAAGATTTTTGATGCTTGCTTTTTTGATTCTGATATAAAAAGGAGAACTTTCTTTAAAATGCCTGTAGTTCCTGTTTTAAAGTTAGAAAACAAGAGGGTTTTAGAAGTTGGTTCTAAATTCTTTTTTGTAGATTCGTCGAATGATCCCATTCTTTCTGACCCAAAATCGGGCATGATTAATCCTACAGTGTCCAGGCTTTCTGTAAGGCTTTCTGGTGATTGCATCATTAGCCAGGTCTCAATGTCATCGCCTTATATGATTAAGATGAAATCCACAGAAAACATTGGATTTGCAGTGAAAAACATAAAAGATCCCCAAGCTATGAATTTCCAAACGGTATCTGGAGATAGATCTGTGTACTTCAAAATAGATGAGCTAGATGGTAATCACTTCTTTCTCTGTGGAGACAAATCAAGCTTCATAAAGAAAGTTGATGTCCCTGTGAGGAACTGTGTTTCTAAGTATGCTGATGAACCAAAGAAAATCTTTTTTTGCACCAATTTTTCTTACTTCAAATGGATTTTTACTTTCCTGATGATAGCTTTCCCTGTAACATGGATGCTTTGGAAGACAAAAAAAGCTCTCTCTATATGGTATGACGTCATAGGGATTTTGACCTATCCTATACTCATCGTTATCAATTATTTTTGGATCTACTTTCCATTCAAGTGTAGATCCTGCGGTAACCTATCTTTTCTTTCACATGAATGCTCAAAACTTTGTGTTTGCAATCAAAGCGAGCCGTCAAAGGAGCATGCAAAAGAATGTTGTCTATTTTCTAAAGACACCAAAGAATGGAAAAGTCTATCATTAATAGACCATTTTCAGTTCACTGTCAATACCAAGATCAGTTCAGAGTTCCTTGTCTTCCTTACAAAAATGCTGATAGCTAGCATTCTAATATCTTACATACCGTCTAGCCTTGCACTCTCCATAGAAAAGAATGTTTGTGTGGAAAAATGCTTTTACAGCCGGGATCTAGAGAAGCTAACTACTGATAAGGATGGTTCAGCAAAAAATGCTGTTGACACATGTGAATGCTCAATTGGAGATTTGATAACTGAAACTGTTTACAGAGGAGGAACCCCAATATCAAGAGCCACCACAAAAAATGATTGTGTTTCATCATCTTATGCATGTTTAACCAGTCTAAACCAGGCTAAAAATTTGTTTGCATGCAGGAATGGTTGTCATGCTTTGTCAACATTGGAGAAAATTCCTAAAGTTAAGTACAGCAAAGGCTATAAAGGGGTTGAATATTCAGGCAACCTAACTATTTTAAAGATCGCTAATAGGCTCAGGCAGGGATTTGTTGATAGCCAATCCGAGGCTAAGATTCTGGAATCCAAAGTTTCTAAAGAATTATCATATTTCAATAGCCTTAAGATAGATGACATTCCTCCAGAAAGCTTAATGCCTAGACAATCCCTGGTGTTTTCGACAGAAGTTGATGGGAAATATAGGTATATGATAGAAATGGATATAAAGAAAGAAACAGGTTCTGTTTACCTTTTAAATGATGATAGCTCTCACATACCTATAGAGTTTATGATTTATGTGAAAAGTGTTGGTGTAGAATATGATATTCGATATAAATACTCTACAGCAAAAGTAGACACCACTGTTACAGATTACTTGTCCACTTGCACTGGTAATTGTAAAGATTGCCAGAACTCCAAGGCTCCTTCAGGACACAATGACTTTTGTATACAACCGACATCTTGGTGGGGTTGTGAAGAATTAGGTTGCCTTGCTATAAACGAAGGTGCGATCTGCGGTCACTGCACAAACGTTTTTGATCTCAGCACATTGGTCAATGTTTACCAAGTTGTTCAAAGCCATGTCACTGCTGAAATATGCATTAAATCTCTTAATGGTTATGATTGTAGAAAGCACACAGATAGAGCTCCTATACAAACAGAATATTATCAGTTAGACATGACTGTAGATCTTCATAATGATTATATGAGCACAGACAAGCTGTTTGCTGTAACTAAACAACAGAAAGTTCTTACAGGGAGTATATCTGATTTAGGTGATTTCTCTTCAGGTGCTTTTGGACATCCTCAGATAACTATAAACGGGACACCACTGGCTGTGCCAGCTACCATATCTAGAGATCAATTTACATGGAGCTGTTCTGCAGTTGGCTCAAAATCGGTTAATATCAAGCAATGTGGGCTATTCAGTTACAACATGATTTATGCATTGACACAGTCTAAAGATTTTTCTACCATAAAGGAAGATAAAAATAAACTGTATATGACTAAAGATTTTCTTGTAGGCAAATTGAAGGTGATCATTGACATGCCAAAAGAGATGTTTAAAAAGCCACCAAGCAAGCCCATGCTCAGTGAAACAAAAATCACCTGTTCTGGATGTTCTAAGTGTGCTATGGGTTTAGAGTGTAATATGGAGTATACTTCTGATACTACATTCTCTTCTCGAATAGAGATGGATGGTTGTTCTTTCAAATCAGACCAAATAGGCAGTTATGTTGGTCCTAACAAGAAAACAATCAAAGCATACTGTTCTGACAGCATAAAAGATAAAACCATCAAGATGATTCCTGAAGACCAAGAAGAGTTATCAACGGAACTAAAGATAGATCAAGTTGATGTCGTAGATCAAGATACTATAATCAGCTATGATGATAAAAGTGCTCATGACGAAAACATCCATCATGCCGATACAGGAATAGCAACATTGTGGGATTGGGTGAAAGCTCCTTTCAACTGGGTAGCATCGTTCTTTGGCAGCTTCTTTGATGTAGTTAGAGTAGTTTTGGTTATTTCAGCTGTTCTTGTTGGTTTATACATAGTCAATTACATTTATAAACTGTCATTTAGTTACTATAAAGAAAAAAGAAAAAGAAAGATGGAATTGGATCTAGAAGAAGTTACAGAATCACTTTTAACCAAATCTAAGAGAGATGGAGAACCTAGAAGGAGAAGTCCACCAAAAACATTTGAATTCCCACTGGAGTTTTAGCTGTAAAATGCTAATTTTTGTAACATAAACTAAATAAACAAATAAAAATAAATAAAACAATAAAAACAAAAAAAGAGAGCCTTAAACAGGCCAAAATTGGCCTTGGCCTTATTTATACACATTTCTTTTCTTTTTCTTTTTTGTTTTTTGTTTGTTTTTTCTTTTCTTTTCTTTTCTTTTTCTTTTCTTTTTTTGTTGGTTTAATTTATCTGCGTAAAAGGCAAACACAAACATGCTTATATATATAAATAATTTTCTTCTCTTTTGTTGTTTTTATTTCATTATTTATAATTTGCTTAAAACACACAGATATAATAAAACACACATAAGATCCATTAAACACTAATATCTTAGTTAAAATTGATCATCGAGATTGTCTATTTCGATCTCCAAGACATCGGTGCTTTCTTCTGCGTCTTCTTCTAGTGCCACCTTCTCGGCAATCTTTTGTAAAGATGTGATTTGGTTTTTTATGGCTTTTCCTGTGGTTCCTTTAGGAATCATGAGTTTGCATGCCTCGATCAAGGCAGCTGATCTGATTGCTTTTGCTCTGTTGATTGGTATGACATCACAGGTGTTGCTGTCTGAAGCTATAGCTGTGTCACAGAAATTCTTTACCCAGGAGTACATGACTGATGCAAAAGAAACACCTTTAGCGTATTTCTCATTGCTTGTTAAATTAAGCTGCATGCATCTTTTTGGGACATTTCTGTCTTTGTTGAATGACCAATTCAGATGGAAAACAAAGCACAGTGGGTTTTCTAGTGTTCCTTGCTTACCAATAATCAGTCTTTCTTTAGGTGTCATTTTGTTTTGGTCTATGATAGTTGCTTTGACAAATCCTTTGGAATCTGGTATTGTGGGGACCACCCAGACAATCAATCTTGACAAGTGCATGTACTTCCTCTTGCTATCCCATGTTGGGATTATGTTTATAGTGCAACTAACCTTATCATCCCCATTGCCAACAAGGGAATCATCTTTCCAATTGCTCAAATGAGTGCTTTTTTCTACTATAAGCCTAGATAAGATGTCATCCGAACTATTTTCGATGGATTTGCCATCTTCATACGACCCCAACACTGTAGAATCTGATGATGAAATATACTGATTGCCATTGAATGTTGAGGCTTTGTTTTTCATAGCAGCATCAACATCTTTTTTTGTCACTTTTCTGCTCAAAGCAAGTCTGTTTTCTGAATCAGTGGTCTTGACAGCAGGAATTAATTCTTTGTTATCATTTTTCATAAAGTTTTCAAACACGTTAGTTATGCGAGACATACTGGTTACTATTCAATTGGCTGAAGTTGTTTTAGATTCTTAATTGACGCACTGATTGCTCT